CCGCCTGCCGAGGTCAAGGCGCCAGTCAAGGCAGCATTCAAGCCACCTCCTCAGCCAAAAGAGATCGTCCTTTCTCCGAAAGACGTGCTGAACGCTATCGTCGGTGGTGACTCAACTGGTTTGCCACTCCAGCCAGATTCAGATCCATTCCTGAAAGGGGATAAGGGGAAAGAGGAGATCACTCTCATCACGAACAGCACAAGCATCACGGCAGGCATTGCAGGCCATGCTGTGGACTGTGACCTGGTATCAGAGGTCCGTCTCGTACAATGGAAGGTCCGGGGGTCTGCAGACCAGCTGAGTGGAAAATACAGGCTCACCAATGACATCAGGATGGCTATCAGGGGGAACGTCGTTCCAATGAAGAAAGGGAAAGAGTTCTTCGATCATCAGATTTCTGTCGAAGCTGTTCGGCAAGCTGGCGGTATCGTGATTCCGGTGGGTACCCAGAGATAAGGAGGGTGCACCGATGCCACTCAAGAAGGGATATAGCAGGCGTTCGATCTCCAAAAACATCGCCAGAGAGCGCCTCACCAGACGCAAGAAAGGACAGGCTGTTGCAATAGCCCTGTCGACTGCTCGCAAGGCTGCTGAGAAGGCAGGAAAGCCAGAGAAGGGTCCTGGACCGTCACCAAGGGATGAAGAGCGACGGAAGAGGAGAGCTCGTCTTGCGAAGATGAGAGGGCGCTTGAAGGGGATCAAGGAGTAATAGGTTGGCAGCCCTAAACGAGCAGGAGCGGTCTTTGGTGCGTCGATATCTTGGTTTCCAAAACTGGGAAGACCTAGCGCTCATGTGGAGTGTTCCATTCCCAACCCATATCGAGCCAAACTGGTATATCAACGATGCGATTGATCGACTCAGCGATGAAGGCAACAACCTGGTACGTCGGGATCTGACCGAGCTGAAGTGTATTGAGGATCAGATAGGCGATGCCCGGTGTAGGCTGAAAGCGTCAAAGATCGGAGATATCACGCTCAACCCTGAGGAGATACCGTCTCTTCGAGGTGAGATGGAGCACTGGAAGCGACAGTTGGCAGACGACTTTGGGGCGGCTCTCAATCCGTACCGCAGCAACATTGGCGGATCACGAAACGGTCAAGTCGTGGGCTGATGTCATCTGATGATCACACTCAGAATCCTCGCGGGCCAGCCCCACCGATCTATGACAGCAATCTGAGTGAAAGACCTCCATCGGGTTGCTCACTTGTGGGAGGCCTGGAAGGCATTGTTGACGGTATCCGTCAGATCGCAACCGACTTGGGTGCTCGTCCATACACCTATCACTCAGTGACTGTTCGGTGGAGTGGCGGAGAGATAGGCCGTGGGGCGGCTGAGACCGTCAGAGACGTCGCTATTGTCCCGACACCTAGGACAGAGCCCCTGGGATATATGGACCGTGAGCTGGCTTCTGGGGGCACTGCTGAGCGAGGTGATGTTGTCCTGACAGGTCTCTCACCTCGTCTGACCGAGGACGAGATTGATGTCCTCTTTGGTGTTGCCGTTGATGACGCTGACGAGGTCTTCATTGAGCAACGGATTGACCAACGTGACGGAACAACCAGGAGAAAGCGATTCATGCTGGCCAAGGCTCCGGAGAGGCGCCCAACCAAGGTTGATTGGAGGGTTGTCCTTAGGCGAGCCGATGGAGACCGTCAGAGAGACGGCACACCTCGTAAAACTAGGGATCGTGTCTGGCGATGATCCGAAGGAGTTTCTATTTTTCGTGCCGAACGATCCCTCGATTATGGTGAGTCGTGGCAAAAAAAGTGAGCATAGGGCGCTTCGCAGCTGATATCGGGAAAATGGGCGAAGAAGCCGAGGAAGCTGCTTTGCGAGGGTTACAGTCTGCAGCATATCGTCTCGAGGGCATGGTTGTTGACTCCATCAAGAATACCCAACCCTATGCCCCGGAAGACACCGGTGAGCTCACCCGATCAGTGAAGACTACTCCGACACCGAAGGGGGCGATCGTGTCTGCAGACGCGCCCCATGCTGCTTTCATGGAATACGGAGCCCGTCCTCACTTTCCGCCTCTACAGCCCCTGGCAGATTGGGCTTATCGAAAGGGCTTGGCTGATAGCCCGGAAGAGGCCATGGAGATCGCGCTCAGGATTGCCAGGAAGATGAATAAGCAGGGTATCAAGCCGCGACACTTTATGGCCAGAGCGATCAAGGAATTCAAGCGCCAGAAAATTATCAAGCAAGAGATTGTCGCTGAACTTCGAGAGATCGGTGTAAAATAGAATCATGGCCGTTGGTGACATCGTCCGGTCGGGCGTTCCTTCAATGCCAGAGGCCTTCCCTGGTAAAATGGGGCCGACAGTGGCAATGAGAGAGGCGCTTGCCGCATACCTCATGACCATCAAATTCAGTGTTGATGGTGGCTCAGACCCACGCGACAGTGACTTCCATCTGAACAAGGTTCTGGACCACTTCCCCCGTCCTGAGGAAAAGTTGGACTATCCTTGCGCCTCTATCGGGGAAGTTGATTCAACCGATCACGATCAATGCATCAGCCCGACTCCCTTGGAGGATACCCTTGGATCGTTTGATCACATGGTTGGGTGGACGGGTGAACCACCTCAGACGTGTCTCTGGGTCACAGGGGAAGCAGAAACCGTCTTCCAAGTCGATTTCTGGGCAGACAAGGACCCCGATAGGCAAGCAATAGAGGGAGCTCTCTCATCGATGTTCTCGCCGGAAGAGGGACGCTCGGCTATCGTGGTGGAGGGTCCTGATCTGTATTTTGGTCAATCATGTGAGTTTGCGATAGGAAAGACTCGCTTTGATGATTCAGGGATGTTCTCTCAACGCAACGAGCGTCGTCTGAGATGCGTTGTTGCAGCAAACTGTGCTATTGTCTCGCTAAGGCGAGCAACGCTTATTCAGTCAATCAGAGCCGTTGCTTGTGTGCATGACCCGGTCGATCCCGGGCCATATGACGAGCAACTGGAGGAATGATGCCGTTTGTAGTTCGGTCAACAGATAGCCCGACAGTCGAGCAGCTCACAGCCCTGGAACAAATCTGGCTCATCGACAGAACACCTAGCACTCCTTCTCAGGGTGCCGGAAACGGCGTGCTGATGTGCGTTGCCGAGTTTGAAGATGGAGACTTCGAGACTCCGACAGAGATCTTCGGTGATGAAGATCTTGAGACGAGGTTCGGTGGATTTGGATACACCTACGGGTCGCTTCTCCACCAGAACCCCTGTGCTCGAATCCATCTGACCGAAAGCTGGAACGGCAATGGTTGGATCAAGCTTCAGGGCTTGCAGCCACCACGGCGTATCATCGTCAGAGTTGACACCTCAGTCGGTGATGTCCGGTTTACTCTTGCCGCGGCTCTCAGGAGCGATTCACAGACATTTGCCCTCGCAGACGGCGATCAGATGTCTGTGACGACTGACTCAGGTGGGCCTGCAAACTCAACGGCTCTTTCAGCGGTTGTGGCCACCGTTCCAGGTGCTGGCTTTGCTCCCGGACCAACAGCGTTTGTTGGTGGCGAGCAGATCGGCATTCAAGTGGATGCCCTTCCAGAGGTGATTGTCACCTTCCAGGTCGGAGACCAGACAGCTGCGCAAGTTGTAGCTCGAATCAACGCATTCATGGGCTATACCTGTGCCGCCGTCAATGCTGGTGAGATCGATTTGGTCGGCATCCAAGCCGGAACCGGTGGGGGTCTCACCCTCAGAGACGTCACAGTTGGTGCTCTGGCAGCCATCGGGCATGCTGCAGCCACCACACCTGGCACCGGAAACGTTGCCAATGTCGACGATATTACCGGCGCTGAAATGGTCGTTCTGATTGAGTCTGCTGCTGTTCTTGCCATCAATGGTAAGGCTCAGGTTGACGCTGTCACTGGTCAAGTCGTTGTCTATCGGACGGGCTCATCAAGCGGTACCGTGCAAGTTGACGATGTTGTCGGGACACCAGCGACTTCCATGGGATTCACGACAGGGACGCCCGTCACCGCCAACGTTGGTGATGCTTTCTCAGTTCTTGCCGGTACCAGAGTTCAGAACGCCGGTGGTGACGAGTGGACGGTCATGAGGACGATCACATGGCCAGAGGGTACCGTAGCAGACCCAAATGACGCGACCCAGGATGTCGAGGTCAGACCAGGGAATGACGTTGGGACGCTCGGAGGAGCCGCTGGTGGAACCGTGACGACTCTTGTTGATCTCCCAACCGGGAGAATGGTTGAGGTCACGAACCCAAGCAACCTCACAGCAGCCCTCACAGAGGCTCAGGTGGACGCTAGGTATGCAGACGCCTGGGATTCATCTCTTGACCCTGAGAGCGCTGCCAGAGAGGTCAACGTCTCTCTGTGTGCGAGACGCTCAGATAACATCGTTCGACAGGGTCGTCAAAACGCTATCGATGCTTCCAATTCGGGTAGCTTCGGACGGAAGTTCATCACAGGGTCAGCGCTTGGTCTGGCTGCAGCAACGGCGATCACTCAAGTGGACAACTTCCGCTCCGATCGGGTGTTCTATACCCACAGGGGTTTTCTCCAGACCATCCCTGAGATCGCCTCGCTTGGGACCGCAGGTGGAGTCGGCTTCACGGCTGATGGGCAGATCACGATCCGGGGTGATGGACCACTGGCATATCTCAGGACGGCCCTGAATCCCGAACAGAACATCGGCCAGGACACTGGTCTCCTGACCTTCCTTGACGGTCTCGAGGTGGTCACCGAGACCTATAACGCAGCCCTGTACACCGCCTTCAAGGACGCTGGGCTTTGTGTACCAAAGGTGGAGCGTGGTGGGTCACTGACCTTCCAGAGCGACGTGACAACCGACCTGACAGCAGGGAGAACCACCCAGAAGCGTCGGGCGTTTGCCGACTATTCCCAGGACTCTTTGGGCCTCTTGCTGGAGCCCTATTCCAAGAAGCTTGGATCGGACGCCAGAAGGGCCGGAGCATTGTCTTCCATGGTCGGCTTGCTTGAGCAGTGGCTGTCTCGGAAGGACCCAAACTCCCAGCGAATCAGCGCTTATGAGATCGAGGAAAATACCGATTCACATCCTGATTACGAAGCCCTCGGGATCTTCTCCTGGAAGGTCAGGATCAGGATGCTCTCATCGATGGACACACTAATTATTGACAGCGAAGTAGGGGAAGGCGTTGTCATCGCCGAAGCGGCGTAGAGGAGGTTGAACCGTGGCACGTAAACTCAAAGGACAGCAAACATCGGTCAACGTCGTCAGCGCCATCACAGGCGTCAGAGACGAGTTCACAGATGTCAAGGACATGACCGTCACCTTCGAGCGAGACGTTCAGTCTGAAGGCTATCTGGGACAGACCACCGAGCAGAAGGACGACGACTTCAAGGGTTGCTCGTTCAAGCTGACGGCCCATTCAAGGCAAGCGAAGATCCTCGATCTCGTGGATCGGATCAATCAGATCACGAGAGGGACGATCACAGACTCTATCCAGATCGTTACGACTCTTCGTTTCCCAGACGGAAACCGGAGGGTCATCCTTCCAGACTGCAAGTTTGGTAACCTTGAGATAGGGATCGGTGGCAAAGCCGAATATGTGACATTCCCGCTCGAAGGTTCCTCAGACGACTATCAGATCATCGCGGCATAAAGTCGCTTTGCATGCTCGGGCACTTGTGGTGGGGCAAGTCTCCTTCCCTGCGTGTGACCGCTTGAGCCCGGGCACCTCACACAACCCTCTCACACACGAGGATAGAAAATGGGACAACATCATCTGCCACGTTCAGAACAATCACCCAAGGAAGAGGTCAAGGAAGCGGAACCTTCTTACAGCCCGACTGAGATCGATAGGATCATGGCGAGGGTATCCTCATCAAGTGGTGAAGATGCCAAGGGTCTTCCACGAACGCTTGTTGAGTTCCCGATCTGGCCTGCCCAATGCCTGGAAGGGGTTTTGACAGAGCAAGTCAAGATCGGAATCGAAGAGCTGGATAGTGCTCAGGAACTTCGAGCCTATCAGGCCGCAGGCGGTATCAACGTGTCTGTGGGAAACGAGCAGGGTGAGAGACCTGAGGAATTCTCGATTTCTCAACAGGCGCTCTCTGTTGCGTTCGGGAAAGAGGCGCTGAGGACGCTCAATGGTCGCCTTCTCACAACCGACGAACGCAGAACTCTGTGGGAACTTTTCCGGACCAATGGTCGGTTGACCGTCGGAATTGCCTACATGACCTATTGTTCGGGTGAAGGCGCGGGTTTTATGGCGCGCTCCCTATCCGCAGCGAAGGTGATCCAGAACTGAGAAAGCCAAACGCGGAAGATGGTTTTTTTGTTTGTCTTTTTTGGCTTGAGGTTATTCGTTACTGGGAAGAGTGGCGACCAAACCTCGTTGAGGACATCTTCGGAAGAGTAGCTTTCATGACGAGATACGGACGATCCGGATATGACAGAGCCATGAATTTGCCGACCTGGGAGCGTCGGCAGTATCTGAAGGCTCTTGCAAAGTTGCTCGAAGAAGAGAAAAAAGCATCTGGTCTACCAATAGAAACTTTTGAGGACTGAAAGGATTGAAAAAAATGACCATCCCGAAAACACTCAATAACAGCGATGCCAACAAAGCAAAGAGAACCGTGAGGGATCTTGAGGTGTTTGGATATGGCGATATGTTCCATCTCCTTAGCAAGGCCAGCTCCGAAAGCGAGGGTTGGATGAAGAGCACGAAGGCTATGCAGATCAGGGGTGGGGCTGGTTGTGTTGTGCAGGTGACGACTCAACAACGCAACCCGGATGGGTCATACGCTGTCGCTGAAGCCCTCACCTTTGTTCCTGGTGTTTACATCGTGGACAGGGAAGATGGCGGAAGGGAACTCGGAGCCCCCACCTTCAAACGATAGTCGCAAAGGCCTCTGAGAGCCCTCCTAAGCGACGTTTGCTCCGGACGTCCCAATATCCAACAGTGAACCACAAGAGCCCTCAGGGGCGATTCTGGCGCCAACAAGTGATATATTTGAGCTATGAACACTTCAGACCCTTGGGAACTGCTTGGTGTGAAGCCAGGAGACACCGCTGAAGACCTCTGTCGAGCTTGCAGAAAGAAGATGTTTGATGGACATCCCGATCGTGGTGGTTCTGAGGCTACAGCGAGAGCCCTGACTGCGGCCTTTGAAGACCTCAAGAAACGCATTGTTGGTGGGCGTCTCGTTGATGGTCGCGCCATTCCTGATCCTGTTGTTGTCCGTCGAGGAGTGACTATTCTCATAAGGGTTGGCACGAGATCGGCATATCAACCTTTGTGGGGGCCAACAGCTGGGCCAGCTAATTGGCCTTGGAGATAATGAGCCATGGCTGATTATGATGTGAAGGCTGAGCTCACCCTTGATGCGAAAAAGCTCACCAAAGAAACGAAAAAAGCAGAAAAGGAAATCAAGCAATTCAAGAAGGAGCTTGATAAGGCTGCAGCTTCAGCCAAGAAGGTGGAAAAATCAGCTGAGAGGGCAGCTGCCAAGGTTGCCCGAGATTTCGAGCGAGCGAAGTCCAGGGCACGTTCATCTCTCAATGCTATTTCAGGGGCCTTTAGTGGTTTGGGTGGTCGGCTGAGGGGGAGCTCTCTTGGGATCGGGAGGGTTGTTGGTGGTCTAACAGCCATGGCAGGGACCTATCTAGGGGTACGAGCTGTCACCAATGTCTTGCGGGACTTCGTTCAATATGCTGGTCAGGCCAACTCGACTGTTGAGACGCTGACCCTGTCTCTCGGAACGATCATGTCTGAAGTTGAGGGTTTCAGTTTTGGTCGAGCCCGACAAGAAGCGCATGGTTTGTATCGTGAGATCCAGAACATCGCTATCGAATCACCTGGTACAGCTCAGGAAGTCGCTGATGTTTTCACGATGGCTTATGGTCCCATGAGAAACGCTGGGGTCGCCATGAACGATATCCTCAGGATGTCACAGAACACCCTGAGTGTGGCCCAAGCCCTCAGGATCGATCTTCCGCAGGTTGGGCGTGATATCAGCATGATGGCGTCTGGTGTTGCTGGGACAGACGTCAAGACGTTCAGACTTCTTAGATCAATGAGGATGATCACCGAGTCAACTCGGGAGTGGAACGAGATGGCCCTTGAAGAACCAGCACAAGCTGCAGCTCGTCTCATGGACATCTTCGAGCGCCTTGGTGGTCCAGCCGCAGAAGCCTTTGGATCGACATGGATCGGTGTCACGAGTGCTTTTTCAGATATCATGCAGAACTTTTCAAGGATCTTCGGTGGTCCTGCATTTGTAGTAGTCAGGGATGCCTTGAGAGGAGTGAATGACTGGTTGCTCCGTTACAGAGACAACCTGGAAAACGTCATGGAATACCTAGGTGCATCCGTTGGGAATGTCCTCACTGATGTCATTGATCGGGTCCATCGTGTTTTCACGACCATTGGCGAGAACATGGATAATATCGTTATCAGGATTGACTCCATGATCGCTAGGGTCCGGGAGCTCATGCCAGCAATGAAAGCAATCGCTAAGGGGATTGTCGCTGTCACTGTAATATCGAAGATCGTCGGGCCAATGTTCATGGCTTTTGGTGGGGCACTATCGGCTATCAGCGGCCTTTCAGGACTGGCTGGTATGCTTGGGATAGGAGGGGGAGCTGCAGCAGCTGGTGGAGGGGGAGCCGCAGCAGCAGCTGGCGGGGGAGCACTCTCAGCCGTCATTGCAGCAGCAGGTGCAGCTCTGTCCTGGATTATCCCAATCGTTATTGGAGTTGGAGCTGCCATCTTCACTCTCGGAGCTACGGTGTACGCTACCTTCCAGAGGGTTGGATCTCATATCTGGGCGGCACTCGAGCCGGTCATGGCAGATTTGAGAAGTGCAGCTTCAGATTTCTGGGTGCTTCTCGTGGCGGCTTGGGAATTTATTGAGCCTTTCTTGGTTGTTCTTGGCTCAATGATCGCAACTGTAATCATCCCAGGGCTTGCTTCGCTGTCTGGAACACTGAGGGGGCTAGGTAGCACTGCGAGGGTCGTTGCTGGAATTCTTGGATGGTTGACGGATCGGATAGTTCCACCGATGCACCAGTTTGCGATCAATCTGCTCGCCGCATCACGGGCAATCGCTGATTTCATCAGTCAACTTTTTCGCATTATAGCAGAGATTGTCTCTTCGCTTGGCCTCAATGTCCCCAGTCTGAATATGGAGCAATTCTCCATAGCAGGTGGAGAGCCAGCGGAGCCAGGGCCAGCCGGGTCATGGTGGGATCAACTACAGGAAGCATTCAGACGTCCAAGAGCCACATCTGAATGGGGAACGACCGGGACAGGTGGGGCGCCTCCTGAGCGACCATCAACAAACGTTGATATGAGAGGTTCGACGATCAACGTTCGCCAGGAATTCAGGCAAGCCAATCCCGATCGAATTTGGCTTGACTTTGTTGAGGGGATGTCTCGTGAAGCTGTCGTTCGCACACAGACATCGTTTGTAAATCCCTTGACCAGGTAGAGGTAGGTCAATCCGTTCACCTCAGCTGAACGCCTACATTTTACCAGTGTTTTCCCGTGGCATATGATTCAAGGCACTTACGGCCGAGATATAGCCCAAATCCCGGGATAGTACCCAGCACTCCTTGACCATCACAGCCGTTCACCTGGAGTGAACGGTTCCATCAGGACTCAGTGACAAGTGTGGGATAGAGACAACGTGCTATTCTCCATTTATGACAGAGCCCTTCATTATAGAGGAACTCACAGGCTCAAGGCGCTCTGTGGAATTGAGCGACCGGGCTCTTCCCTATCGTCCGATGGCTCTTCCAGGAGAGCAGCGGACAGAGAGGACCCATTATCCTGGAAACCCTGTCGCAACGATCCAGGTCCTCGGTCCTGATGAAACGACTGCTGAGATCAGGGGAAGATTGAAGGATCGGTTCTTCATCGGAGCCAGGGCGATGGTTGCCCTTAGCGGATTTGATTCGATCGTACCGCCTGGTACGACACCGACTGTCCAAGACCTCGTCAACATTTTCCACACCCTGAGGCGCTCTGGGAACTACGTCGAGGTGAGGTGGGGGCCAGAGGTCAGACGCGGTGTCATGAAACGGTTTGAGCCCAGTTGGCATCGTCTGGACGTCGTTGAATGGGTGATCTCATTTGAATGGTCTCAGATCGGATCGTTTGTTCCGTCGCCCTTTGCGACGGCTTCGAGCGACTCGACGACAGACACAACCGATCTCTCAACAGCGCTCTCAGACTTCAACGCTGGGCTCTCTGACATGCCAGGGGGGCTGTTCCCGAATATCGTGGCACAGTCGATCGCGCTTGGTGTCTCGATCGCTTCAGTGACACTGGACCTCATCACTTCGGTCGCAGCGATCGGTGGCGTTCCTTTTGTGCCGATGTCTCAATTTCAGGGGGTGTCGTCATACGCTTCTGTGGTTGTCAGCGAGACATCGTTGATGCGTCAGTTCCTCGGAGACCCTCCACCCCTGGGTCTCGTACCTACTGACGATGTTGTCAGCTTGCTTGCCGGTGGCACTTGGGGTCGCGATATGAGTTACCTCCTGGTGGCTCTTGCTGTGGCCGCTGTAGAGGCTCGTGAAGCTGTAAGAGATCGGGCAGTATCAGACTATCTGGCTGATGAGAAACTCCGTGAGGGACAGACCTTGCGCGATCTGGCGCTGGAATACTACGGCTCCGCTGATGACTGGACGATCCTTGCTGATGCAAACGGCCTAATCGGCAGTGTCCACCCCGCTGGAACGAGGGTGCTGGTTCCGCGCCGTGAGGGACAGGTTGCATGACGACCTATCGACCATCAGCCGTTGTACGCCTGACCATCAGGGTTGAGGAATTTGAAGACACCTCGGCACTTGATGCTCTCCTTCCTGAGCCAGACTTTGAGACAGCGATCCCTGATCCATTCTTTGAACTCCCACCAGCGGCCCCCACGGCCTCTGAGAGCGATTCCTCGTCAGAGAGGTTAGCCCAGAATCAGGAACGAAGGAGAGCTCTTCAGACCAGGCGTGACAGCCTTGCTCCGGAGCAATATCAATCCCAACTCACAGATCTCATCTATGAAGAACAGGACATCCTGGAAGAGGCTCGCCAGGTTGAGGAAGCTGAACAAGGGAACGCTCCTGAGAGCGTCGCAGGAAGCCCTCCTGATGATCTGACGGTGATAGGAAATATCTACCCAAGGTCAGCAACGATCGAACGAAACGGGTTAGCTCAGGCGGACACATCAACGATTGAGATCTCCTGGGTGGACGCTCCGCTTGACCCTCGGATCATCAGGGCTGCACATGTGCAGCTTGTCATCGGTTCCAGGGAGGCTAGGGATTATGAATCCGGGGTGTCTGAAAACGCGACGCGCCCCGATGGCTCGTTGACGTCGGTGATCCAGGCTGACGATGCAGGAGCAACAGAGTTCCTCGGCTTCGTCGACAGTTGGGCGGTCGACTATTCGGACAAGGGCGACATCCTTGTTTTCGAGTGTCGGGATATGAGCGCTCCTATCAGGGATAGGGATTTGGGGAGGGGCGAAACCATCGATCTTACCCTCCCGATCGATCAGGGGATTCAGGAATTTCTGAGGCGCCTCGGTCCGACGACTGACGGCATAGAGGTTGCTTTCTTCGGGGAAGGTGAGGTTCCGACACCAGGAGTTGCTTTCCCCCAGAGACGTCGAACAAGGAGAGGTGGAGGGACCACGAGGGGTAGGACATCTGGCGATAAGATGACAGCGTGGGATCACATCACGGACGTCGTGAGAGCGACGGGTTTTCTTCCTGTGATGCGAGGGTTTCGATTGATGATCATCGAGCCCAGAACGCTGTACGAAACCATCGGGATAACCAGGATGGTTTATGGTCGCAACATTGAGCAACTCAGATTTGAGCGGTCACTTCTTGGTATCACGGTCCCAACGATTGAGGTGAGGTGTTATGACTCCGAGCGAGGGAGGGCCATATGGGGGCGCTATCCGGTAGCCGCTGGACAGCGCTCGAGCGGAGTTCTCGGCCTTGACGCGACACCCCGGCCAAGCAGGGCCAACCGAGTTCCTCCGAGTGGCTCAACTCCTGATGAATCCATACGCCATATGAGCGTGTCAGGTGTCACTGACCCTGGTGTCCTGGAGAGGATCGCCCGGAACGCCTTTGAGCAGCTTGGGCGCCAGGAGATCACGGGTTCCTTTACCACGAAAGATATCTGGTCCTATGACAGCCCTCCGGAGGATGCAGATCTCTTGGACCTCGATGCCGGCGATGCCATTGAGTTGCTCATGGTCCAAGCTGATGAACGTGATGAGCAATCCGAGAACTCCGGAGAAGCCGTTACGAATGCCCGCATTCAGGCCATGAGTCGCTCTCGCCGGCGAGACTACCTCATGTCGCTTGGATGGGATAGGCGCGTTGCTGACCGGTTTGCGTCGCTGCAAGACGCCACTGGTTTCCAGACCGCATTTCGAGTTTCCAAGACGATGATCCGTTATTCAGCGAACAATGGGATCAACCTCGGAATTGATTTCATGAACTTCATCACCGTAAGGGAGGAGTCGTGACACGTCGAGGGGCATTCGATCTATCACGATTTAGGGAGGCTATCGCTGGACCTGGAATCGATCCACGTTGCTGGATCGCTATCGGTCGAGTCGATGAAGATCCTGATGCAACCGTATGGGATGACATATTGGGGTGGCTATGCGACGTGACGGCCGTCTCAGGGCCGTTTGCAGGGTCCCTCCTCCCTCTGGCATGTAGAGTCACTTCGGACGCTCAGGGGGTCGATGTGGGCCACCACAGGCCACCAAGGCAAGGTGGTCTTGTGGTCGTCCTGTTTCCATCCGGGGATCCGAATGAAGACTCTGTGATCATCGGACAGCTCCACAACACTGATGACGCCGGAGCTCCTGCCGAAGTCAATGGAGACACGATCGATGAAGCGTTCGCGATGGTCACTCACATCATGGTTGCTCCTGATGAAGACCTTGACGAGGAGTGGCGTAACTTTCGCGTTACGGCTGATTCGATGGTTTTCGGGACTGCCGACGCTGATCAGCCTTTCGTTCGGGGTGACGATCTCGCTGACGCTTTGGCTGATCTGTCAGATGCCTTGGGGGAGTTTGCGGCGGCAATAGCTGTTGCTCCTGTCAACCTCGGGACGGCAACCGTTGCATTAGATCCTATAACCTTGACACAGTTTCAGGTGGCACTAGTGCAGTTCAAAGCTGCAAGCCAGACATATCTCTCAACTCGGATAAATGGTGATTAGTCGTGAGTTACCACCGCAATCCAACAGCAATGACGCCAGTTTTTGATGGGGCAGCTCCTGTCGCCTTTACCGATCTCGATCTGTCGTCATTGATAGGTTCCACTGGGAGATTTGCTGTTGAGCTCGCTGCTGATCGTGAATATTGTGAATTTAGACCAAAAGGAAACACCTCGATAGGAAACCCTTTCAATCAGGCTCTCAGGGGCTGTGGTGGGGGATTCACCATCTTTGCTGATATCGGTAACGTTTTTGGATGTATTGTTTTTACTGACGCTGCCTCTGTTGTTCAATGGATTCAAAGCACAGGTAATGCCACAAAGGTTTATTTGCTGGGTTGGTATGACGTCACAGACCACAATGCTGAAGCATTAGGACCAGAAGACTTCTCAGCGACGGCATTACCTGCTGTCTCATGGGGATCTCCTGGACCGTTTCAAGACGTTGATTTGTCTAGTATCATCGGAGCAAGTGGCAGAATTGTCATTCTTGAATATGCGTGGGATTCTGGGACATCCAATGCCCGCTCTATCTATATAAGACCTGATGGAGGTTCTCTTCTTCCTCACCAGTCGAATGGGGGGGCGCCCAGAGGTCCATCGAATCCTCAGTTGAATTCAGTGCACCCTGTTCAGATTTTGGTTCCAACGAGTTCCTTGGGGGTTATCGAGCAAGCATTTTGGGTCTTCTCGGCGACAGCCGATATTTGGGTCCACGGGTATCTTGAAGACTGGACGGTCGACAACGTAGTGATAGCCACAGCAGTTGTCCCACCAACATCCATTGGCACCAGCGACCTTGACGTGACAGGGCTTGTCGATGGTGCAATAGCAGGGGTTGCCTATCTCGAGGTTTCCAGGCCAGGAGTTGCAGATCTTGGCACCCTCATTTCGCTCTCATTCAGAGGGAGCGGAGACACCACTGATCCGACGCACCCATCAGACGATACAGCATCACAGCCAAGGGGGACGAGGCATGTGGTTCTTGATGCTGAAGAAAACGCTTATGTCTGGGTTGAGGTTGGCCCTGATGGGCACATTGAGTGGGAAGCATCAGCAAACACATATCCAATCAGCGTCACTGTTTTGGGTCATGTTCCAACGCTGGCCTTCACTGTCGAGACAATTGAGCAAACCTCGCTAAATACCGTGGATGTTAACTTTGACAAAGATCCCAAATTCCTTGACCCCGTAGACCCCACAGACGCCTCATACTTGAATGCCTATACCATCACAGGACCTGTCTCACCATTCCCTGAGAGGCTCTTGCAGGCTGTGACACATGAGGGTGATGGTGTTGTGCGCCTGTGGTTCGATGGAGAGCTTGTTGAGGGTGAGACGTATTTCGTGAGCATTGCTGGGATCGAAACAGATGACGGTGACACACTTTTTCCATCACCTGCCACTGGATCATTTGTGGCGTTTGGTGCTGACTTCGAGCCGATCCCTCTCATGTTTGAGAGGACTGATGCCTATGATCTCAAAAACCCACAGGTCTCTCGAGACGCTGAAGGGGCAACCCTCGGAACCCTGTCTGTTGACGAAACGGGGGACCTAGCAGTTGAGACCAGGAGACAATACCTCAAAAAGCGGATATTGCGACGCTGCACCACATCTCCCGGTGGCTTTGCCTTCCTGGTGGATTATGGCCTCTACCCTGGCGCAAAGTCGCTTTTGCGTCCGTCAGAACTCCGGAAGCTGCAACAGAATGCAGAGACGCAGGTGGCTGAAGAGCCAGGTGTTGTCTCGGTCAGGGCTGTTGTGCGTCAGATAGTCCCTGGGGTAGTTCAGTTACGCCTCAATGTGATAGACCAATATGGACCGCTCACGATTGATACGCCGATAGGAGGAGATAGTGCCTGATCTTCCGAGCAGAGCTGAACTTTTTGAGGTGGGCGCAAACGATCTCCTGGTCAGAGCTGAGACGCGACCCGTTGGGAAGCGCATAACGCCAGAGCAGGTCTACACCCCGGGAAGCGATATCAACCTCGTCATCGGTGCAACAAGCGCTATGGTTGAGGAGGTTATGCGCCAGCTTGGCCGGGGGCTATCAGATCTGACGCTTGATGGGGCCACAGGAGAGGCGCTTGATCGTTGGGTAGCTGACCGTTACTCGCCCTATCTGGCCCGTCTGACGGCTTCTCCTGCCTATTGCCCTCTGACCTTCACGAGGACATCTCTGGTCGCTGGAGCGGTAACATACCTCACAGGGTCCATCGTACAGACGACCGGTGGTGTCCGGTTTGAACTCCGGGAACCAGCTGTTTTCGGGGTTGCAACCCTGGGTCCTGTGACCGTTTCTGGACGGGCTGTTGAGGCAGGCACATCTGGGAATGTCGCGATAGGGACAGTGACATCGTTTGTCACGGAGAAGCCTGATCCGACGTTATTGCTCACGAACCTTGAAGTTGGGGCCGGCGGGACAGACACCCAGAGCGATGAATCATATAGGTCAATTGCTAGGCAATTCTGGAAGACTGTTCGGAGGGGTACTCTTTCAGCAATCGAGTTTGGGGCTCTGAGTGTTCCTGGGGTTGTCCAGGCTTTTGCTGAAGAGCAGCTTTCACAGCCGATGGGCGTACCCAACGGATTCATTTTCCTGTACATAGCTGATGTCAACGGACAGTCGAACACGCTACTGAACACTGCTGTAGACCTCGCGTTGATGGAATATAGATGTGGTGGGATTGTCGTCACTGTCTATGGTGCAACACCAACATATCAGCCGGTGTCTCTTGATCTGAGCTATGAAGCTGGGATTGATACCGTTGCGGCATGGTCAAATGTCAGAGCTGCTGTGGTGGCTGCTGTCAATGGCCTGAGACCTGGTGAAACACTAGAGGTCGCTGTCATCATCGAAGCCGCAAAGTCAGTCACAGGGGTCTTGGTGGCTGATGATGCAGTCGTCGCCCCAACGGGTGATGTTGTTCCAACGACTGGTCAGATCATCAGAACCAGCAATGATTTGGTGACTCCGGCATGACCGCATTGACCGCAGATCAACTCCTCAACGTCCTAAGGGCCTCAGTTGATGAGGCATATCTTGAACCACTTGAAAACGAGGATGACGGAGCCGGGTTTGATGTCTATCAGTCGATAGCCACGATGCTGGAGCGAGCCTCTGTGGCCGTCGATGTATCGACCCAGGCGATGTATATCTATCTTCACTCGATTCAGTCATCACCACCAGGGTCCGGTGGGGTTCAAGCGACCGGAAGACTCAGCATAACCCGCGCCTCTCCAACAGATGGAGATGTGATATTGCTTGAGGGTGATCTTCTGATCGTTCAGATCGTTGGACCTGGTGGCAACGTCGTTGATGAGTTCCAGGTAGAGGTCTCGGCTGATTACATCATTGCGGAGGGCAAGAACGGCCCTCACGCCGTTTATATCAGATCGGTGAGGGTCGGATACCATGGGAACGTTGGAGCCTCTGAGGGGCGCTCTGTGGCGTTCCTGGAGCGTATCACTAAGACCCTCTCCGGGATCACGACAACGGTTGCGAATGAGATAACGGATTCCGGAGTAGATGATCAATTTGATGACGGAGACGTCAACTCTTGGGTTCGCTTTACTTCTGGTCCAAACATTGGGTTGGGTCCGAGAAGGATCGAATCGTTTGATGAGCCTACCAGCACCGTCGTTGTCGGTGGTCCCACTCTGGTTGCGGGTGCTGGTGCTTGTGAGGTCGTGAGTTTTGTTGAGCTTGGGTTTACTGCTGAGTTCCTAATCGACCTTACAGGTGGGACTTCCCCGATGCTGGACACTTCCGGTGCTGAGCGAGACATGGGGAGGGGCATCGGTGAGAGCGATGATGTATATCGTGAGCGCCTCAGGAGTTTGCCTGACACCATCGCACCCAATGCTATCTATCGGGCTGTGAGTCGCATCCTGACGCCAATCCCTGTTGCTTTCAGGGTCCTGGAGTCGAGGCACCCCATCGACTTCACAGGTGCTGCCTGGGGTGAATTCCCATATGACGATCCGGAAGCCTACAACTGGATTTTGGGTCGTCAACACCTTTGGCAGGGTAATGGATTTGAATACCGTGGCTTCTATGTTGTTGTTGAGCGTGGATGGTATGGCGACTTTGGGGCCCCATTCGATCAGCATCCTGGCGGAGTACACCCAAGCGATGCTTTTGATTGGATGTTCTATGACGGATATCCACTGGATTTCTATAACGATATGGAAAATATGATTCAAGAAGTCAATAAGACGCTTGGGGCTGGAGTACCCTGGTTAGTGGTCACAGTGGACACGATCCCGTAAGGAGAAGGCTAGTAAAATGATTCAGGATGGAATTCCTATCAGTACACTCGAGCGAGCGGTGTCAACAGATATCGTGACTGCTGAAGAGATGCTTGCACGATCAATGGTAGAGGCGTTGCGGTCCCGTGCCAGGGACGCCGTGATGGGCGGCTTACCGACACTTCAAACCTACACACACATATCCGAGGGTCTCTTTCTGCAGTTGAGCCTTGGAGTTCCTGTGATGTCTGTTGGAGTTCTGGCCCAGGACGTTGCAGCCAATCCTCCGGATGTTCCAGCTGCTGGCTCATTCGACTCTGACTATCGATTCGGGTTGAATCTTGCCACAGCTACGCTGACAGATCCGTGGGACACAACGAGTGCTTGGTGGCTTCTCCAGGCCAGGGTTGTACAGGTCGCGACTCTGGTCGAAAACAGGGACATCTTCAATCCGGCCCTGGGGACATTTGCTCCCGGTGGCCCATTCGATAAGCGCTATGAAAACCAGGTAGAGACCGCCTGGAAGAAAGGGACAGCGACGTCGATACCAGCCGCTGACGTTGGCTATGCAGCACTTGGGGCGCTCTACAGGCCAGCTGGTGGAGGTGCTATCGCTGACGATGACGTGGTGCAACTATCGCTTCAGATATCCGATCTGGTCCCTCTGAAAAGTGATGAGTTTGTATGCCAGGCGACAAAGAAGCGCTTCCATAATGAAAACGGAGCGGATACCCCGGATTTCTCACTGGTTGGTGAAATCGACGGGGTGAGGCTTTATGCCCACAGCGAGACAGGTATTCAGATTCGCAATGCTTCTTTTGTTGACCCTGCATACATAGCCCAGATAGCCCAGGACGGTTATTGGTGGTACCTCTATCTTGCAAAAGGTCCAACAGACCGGATGCCTTCAAATCTTTATGGGTCAGATCTTGATCATAGAGGTGTGCTGGTTGCAACACGAGTGTGGCCAACAGATGAAGGACGAAACTCTGCTCAGTTCACCGTACCAGATCCATTAGGAGGAGTGGTTGCGGCCGGAGATGGTGTCCATGTTGGTTATTTCAGGGCTGACGGTGGGACTACATTCATTAGGGCGATTGATGTCTCGTCAAATGGTGATGGACTCGTGGATGCCACGGAGTTTGAACAGGGCGCTGGGGGATTCCCAATGACCCAGGCCAACACATATCAAAATGGAGCCCACAACCTTGCTGTGACGGGGCCAGGTGGGACAGAGGACGTCCCATATGGGTGTACCCTGAAATGCTTCATGGAGAGCGTCGTCCTTGATGTGACGGCTGTAGGATTGGCCGCGAATGTTCAATGGACAGGCTTCACGCTTGGTCTCAGTCACCGATCCCTCGGGAGCTTTCGCAATCTCCACAAGTATCTTTTTGAGATCAAGCCATCGGGTGGATCATTGGCGCTCACTTTAGTAGTGAGCGCTGTTGATACGAATATGGCAGGGATTGTGTGGAATGCGGCAAACGTCGCGCTCAATGAACATAAGGCTGGATTGTACGGGATCAGCTTCTGATCCACATCCCCATCTCGTGCTACCATTCCACCATGACCAAGACCCGAACAGACGGACCCTCCACACCTATTCCAAACAGCATCATCCTTGATCTGACAAGTTCCGTTTCAAATCTCGATGGTCGCATAGGGGAAGGATTTGAAGGCGTCAAGGAGCGGCTCGCAAGCCTGGAGAACAAACCCCCTCATGCCTGCTCACACCCTGACGAAATCGAAGCTGTGGGAGAACTCGTCAGGAGCTCCGCCAAAATCACCGAGCAGGTCTCAGCGCTGAGGAAGTGGCGAACATGGATCATGAGCATTGTCGCCTTGGTCGTAGGGTCTGGTGGAACCTTCATCACGACTGGTCAATCTGAGGATACGAGACTTGGAACTGAGTTGACCAATACCAAGACCATCGTCGACACCCATACCAAGGCTATTGACGTCCTGGAAGACAATCTCCATGCAACCAAAATAGAGATGATAGAGACCGTACGGAGCGAGTCAAAGGAAACCAGGGAGGCAGTCAAGAATGGTCACGGTGATGCCAAAGTCGTTTTCAGTGAGGAAGACTTGGAACGGCTCAGGCCCTATGATCGACGTTTGCTGAATCGTCTGGTACAGCAGTCAAATGGAGTTGAATGATGGCCAGCTATGTAATTCTCCAGCACTTTGAGGGTGTTCTTGATGGCTCCATGATGAGGCTACGACCGGGGACGATCGTTGATGACTCCCATTATGACATTCAGCTATTGAGAGACGGGGGGGCATCTCTCATCGCATACAAGGCTGACATGGGTACCAATGTCGGTGCTGGAGCAGGGCGACTCGTTCGCAATCTCGGAAACTAGGCAACATGGAATATCTCGTCCTACAGAGGTTTGAAGGGCTTCACCGTGGTCAGAGAATACATCTGGAGCCCGGAGATGTAGCAAGTGATTCTCACTATGACATCGTTGCTTTGAGGCAGGCAGGGTGCGCCCTGATTACCTATACGTCAGCGATGACAGAAACGGTTGATAACTTTCGTTCTGCCATCAATCAGGAGATTAGGCTTGAATCGATCCTTGCTGATTTGCTGGCAGCAGGGGTGTTTGTTTATCCAGGCCACATTGAAGTGCTTGGCACTATCGATCTTGACTTCATCGCCAGCAACGAAGAGGTGGCCATTATCCCCATCAGTGGACAAGTACAGGAGGTTGTCAGGGGACGGCTGTACATTGATGAAGATCCGGGCGCCCCCTTTGATGCTTATGCCACATATACCTTTTATGAAAGGGCAGCAATGCGCGGCCCAGATGCACTGTGGAGATCACAGGCCAAAATGGTCTACACTGAGTTGGCAACAGCAACTACCGGAAGCGATACAAGCATCATCCCTGATGACTACACCGACTTTTCGCCAAATGATTTGGTTTTGATACTAGATGCGGTCAATGGTGATGAGTTTGCCAGGCTGGCAGCCATAGCTCCGACAATGATCGCCGAAGACATCGCAGGAGCTCATCCGATCAATTCCGGCCTTGTCCGGGTATCAGAGTTTCGAGGATTCTCATTACTCAATATGGAGGGTGGTGAGAATGTTTACTTTAAATTACGTTTTGTTGCGCCTCAAACTGTATCTCTCAAACTCGAATTAGTGGTGAGACAGTAAAATGCCAGATCGTTGGTGGGTCGGAGTTGATCAGAATTGGTTTGATACCAACAATTGGTCAGCTGTGAGCGGGGGAGTCGGGGGCGCCGGAGTCCCAACATCTATAGATGACGTTTTCCTAGACGGTAATGGTTTTGTTCTTTGTTGGTCCACCGCTCCCATCGCATGTAGAAATTTGACACTTCTCGCAGCGATGACGGAGTTGCTTATCCTGGATCAGGGCGGGGTCATCAACGGTGACTTTGTGGAGCAAGGTGGCTATTTTGGTCCAACTGGCGGGGGAGGGTGGACTGTTGAATTCAAGGGTGACTGGCTCAAGACGGGTGGGACCTTTGCCGTTGGAACTGGTACAGGCATTGATCCGACGTGTGAGTTTTCCGGCATAGGCAGGACCTATCAGCTCAACGATCCATCTGCCGCGACCTATCAAAACTTCCTTGTATCCGGTTCTTACACGTTCTCCGGGACTCGTTTATCGGTTGCCTGGATTAGCCAGGAGTTGCGCATCTCCGGGACAATGACGATCGCCAGCGGAAACCGGATTGACCTTGACGGGTCGTTTGAATCTCTCACCGGAACCATGGATGGTGATGGTGCGCTTTATTATTACTACGAAACCGGTGAATCCATGCCGGTCGGTGGAATAGTGAATTGTCAATTCTTTCGTTTTATCATCGGGAGTTCGCTGGTTGAGTTGATCGCAAGGACATGGGAGAGCAACTGTACGGTAGAGATAGAATATATGGCAGACGGGCAGGTGTTCAGGATGGGTGGCGGCTCACGCCATTACTTCATGGGCAACCTGAAGATCTATTGTGATGAAGTGACGGCGAACGTAGCCGAAATGGATCTCGACACAAATACCGCTCAGATGTGGATAGAAGGTAATTTCACCACAGATACTGCAGCATTTCCGAATGCTACATGGACACTAAGGTTGGGCGATGGAACCCATGTGTTCCGTGCCATGGTGAGCTTCTTCTTTTCTTATGCATCTGCCACAGCCCACCTTGTAGTAGATCCAGGCGATGGTACGATCATACTGTGGCAGGCGCCTTCTGGCGGTGGGCTCATCATCTTCATTCAGCATCGACTTTCCCGTGTCTATTCAGGTGGACAGGACTACCAGACATATAACCGAGTAATTCTATTTACCGAAGCCTTCAATAGCAGGCCAGTTCAGTTTATTGAAGGCTGGGGTGCTATTGAATGCCTGATTGAAAGCTATGGAGCTACTTGGAACTTCAGAAGACAGACCTTGGCTCCGCAGATGTTATATGAATGGGATAGGGTGCAGGTCATCGGGAGCGAGACCTCTATGCCTCAATTGCGTGCACAACGCAGCTTGACACCTGCTCCGTGGGGTTTACAGGTCGTTGAGAACAAAGGAGTATTCTCCTGCAATATACGATACGCAGATGCATCCTGGGGCATAGGGATTGACGCTTATAATTCAGGTGATCTAAGTAATAATACAGATATTGAATTCTATGATCGGGACGTGCGCAGCATCAATCGTCAGCGAAACATGCTTAGTGATCGGGCGATACTTACACCAACACCGGCTCCTGAGCCATTTACCGAACCATTGCTTGAGGGCGTTTTATGAATCTATACAGCGTTGATGGGTACTTGTTGCCTGCGGCCAAGGCCATGCTGGGTGATGAGAACAACTGGTCCGGAGAGCAATCATCAACCTGCAAGATTTGTTTATCTGCCATCTCTGGTGATTTAGAAAACTTTTGTGTTTTCAAAATGGTTGACGGTTCTCCATTGCTCGTGAATTTTCATTATGGATGTGCTCTGCTTCCTGGCTATGCCGATGCTTTTCAAACCGCTGATGTGGACGGTTGGGTTGTAGCCATTGTCGAAGATGAAACCGTCGAGCCTGGCAGTGTCAAGCCTGTCATGCTACGACCGACCGGCGAAACATCAGGCAATCTTCTCATTCGCAGCAGAAGATTGGTGGCGACTCTGAATGCAGATACTATTTTCGATATCTCCTTTGGTGAAGTGATGCGGATGCAGGGTATAAGCGCAGAGGTCCATAACGCATCAGATGGAGATTGGGCTCGTTTTGCATTGGTGCACCCGGACACTCAACAAGAGTTAGCGTTATTCGGTGACGGTGGAGAGAACGGTGATGAAGGTGTCTACATGCCACCATCCGGGGTCATATCTGTCGTTTCGGATGGTGCAGAGGAAATCCAGCCTGGTCTTCTGATCCGTATTACCTACCATTCCGAAGCAATATCAGGTGATCAGCCGATTGTATATCTCTCACTACGACTTTGGAGATGAGGAGAAAATGAGCGCACAAAGTGACTTCGGACTCTGGATTGATGACCCATGGCGCCTCGTGCGGAAACCGGAATATTGGGAGGCTCTCAAAGCCCATGGTGTTCAGACAGCCGATCTCATGATCGACTCCATGGCCCGCTCCTGGGATCTTCAGTATTCAATGGAGCGAATCAAGACGTTCTGTGATCTCGCGATCTCATGGGACGTCGAGGCCGTTGTCCTTGGTTGGCCCACCCCGCGGAAGAGTGTCATTGATGCCATGATTGCCGACCTCAAGGCGATCTGCTCCTTCGGGATTGCAGCGATCGGGCTTGATACAGAGATGACCTGGCAGACAGACGATCTTGACGGGTCATTTGAAACACTGGACCATGCCGCTGTCTATCTTTTAGAGCGTCTCTTTGAACTCCGTGATCGGTTCGATATCCGGATCGAGCTCACAACACACATGGGCCATAGGGAGGCGACAGAACGAGCGACCCTCGCTCCCTACGTTGATCGGGTCTACTATCAGATGTATTCCACCAGGATTGACTGGAAGGGCAATAAGGTGCCCTGGAAGAGCCGCTACGGCCCCGGGCGTCGCCAGGTCTCAGACATCGCCAGGATCAGAAGGCGCGTTCTAGGGGTACGTGAGGGCAATGTACAGCTATGTGTGGGGCAAGCCCTCTATCAGCAGAAGTGGCCGGGGCATACCGTGGGTGAAGCCCTTGACCTCGCTCTTGCTTCGACGGTGGACGCTGGGATCACGTCTATCCGAGGTTGGTCCTCAAAGTGGATTGTCGGTGTAAAGTCGAAATCGAGGGTTCAGCAGGACGTTTCAGGATGGGTGAAAAGTAACTTTGGCCCCTAGCGTCCTGCCTTAGACGTCCTGTCTAGTACTTATCTAGTTCATAGACTGCGTCTTTTGGGGTAAGCTTTGCCTTTCCTTGCTTGTTCGAGTCTGCGAATTCTTGGTCCTTACTATATTGTCTAAGACTATGGACCCACGACTCAAGCTTGCAGATTCTCTCGGTGAGAGCGAGTAGGTCATCCATTGTTGCCCATTGCTGGCTCTGAGAGCCCCCCTGAGGCTCTACGGACTGAACAGATACAATGACGTCCCCAAATGCAGCATCCCTCTTTGCTCGGCTCTCAGCCGGGTCCTGAGTCTCATTTTCTGGTCCAGAGGGATCACAGGGCTCTTGGGAGGAAGGTGGAGTGGCTTCTACAGCCGTTGGTGTAGTTGATAGTTTTATAAACTGTCTAATGTAGCCAAGGGCTTGCTTCCAGTTGACTTGGATACCTCCAGCTTCTTCCCCTTCTTTCAGTCTGACGAAGTGCCCAATGTCAGAGTACCACCAGTCAACGAATTCATGGATTTCTCTCTCATTTTGGCTGTTCATTGGGTAGCCTCCAACATCTCTGGGGGTTTGGGGAATACCCTCTTCTTACCGAGGTTGACTGTCTCAACAGTCTCATACCAACTCCCACCGCGATCATGAATGAGATTGTCTCTGTCCTCATAATATCGCTCTGGGTATGTTACCTCCATAGTCTCGGAGTTGAACCGATGGTCGGGTATGTTTGGCCCTACGGTTCGTTGGCATCGCTGACACTTGTACATCTCAGTCTCCTTATGAGGCTTTCTCGGCCTCTATTGCGTGTTCGTGTTCGATCATTTCTTGATCAGTTGGATTCAGGAGGACGTCCCTGAGGTAAACGTCCATCTCGTTTCCTTCTTTCTTAGCCGTGCAACTTTCGATAGTTCATCAATTGACCCAGAGCTTCATACACGTCAGCCGTGAAATCAAGTTCACACTGTCGGTGCCCGAAATCCTCCTTGCTCTCCTCAGCTAACATACGCTCGGTGGCCTCCAACCTATGGAATTCAATCTCCAGATGATCGGATTGTTCCATTGACATATACGACTCTTCTATGATGGTTTTGACCAGAAGCACGAACAAACGCTCAGTGTCGTGAGTATCAGAGCCTTTCGAGTAGGTTGCTTCAAAGATATCTGGTTTACATGGATACAACTCATCCTTGACGCCTTTGATGATGAAGTCACCAAAGCTAACCCGGTGTTCACCCTCTAGTGTCATGATCATCAATTCGCTCTCGTCGTCGTGGGGGTTGGCTGCATATATAGAACCTGGCGTTGTTGGTTTGAGTGTAAAAGCTTGGAAAAGCCATGAAGGCCAATCCATAGGATATTGACGCCTATCAGTGGTCATCTGATAGGCTTCGATTGCTACGGGCTTTTTCGTGTATGTGTTGTCCATCTCGGTCTCCTTATGAGGCTTTCTCGGCCTCTATTGCGTGTTCGTGTTCGATCATTTCTTGATCAGTTGGATTCAGGAGGACGTCCCTGAGGCAAACGTCCATCTCGTACTCATCATAGATATTGCGCTTAGGGAGGCGCTCCCGGCCGCAGGAAGGGCACGTGTTCGCCGGCGAGTAGTTGGGTGGTTCACATGTTTCACGGAGACCACAGCATGATCTGACGTCAGCAATAGCCCTGCATGACCCACATTGATAGATCATGGTTCCAGCTCCGGCTTTGAAGGCGACCATAAGGCTAGAACATTCTTTTGGACGCTGACCAGTTTCGAGCTTCACAAGGATCGCATGGCATTTGATCCTTGTAGACCCGAAAGTTTCATGGATATGCGTTTCCTGGGCCGCCAATGGGGTCTCAGGGCTTTCAATTTCCAGAGGTGTCGATGTGCGGGGGACGGGCTCAGAAGGCGCTGAGGATGGATTCTCGGGTAAGGTGGACTTGGTATCGAGGGATGCTCGGTATCTCCGGACAGATTTCATGAGGAAAAGGACTTTGAACACATCATTGAGCTCCCGGAGTTTCTCCTTGACCTTTTTTTGGATCAGACTTGGGTAAAGCTCAGAATCACATCGACCATCACATGAAATATGTGGACCGCCTTCCATCTGATGGCTCGGGTCAGAGCAGACAGCATTGGAGGGGTTACACCACCAGACGCGGCCATCACCAGGAGCTAGCAGTTGACCGCACCATTGGCACTCAGATGGGGCTCTGTTGAAAGTCTTGACCCTTGGATAGGTTGGCCTCCCTTGGCTGTCATGGACGATAACGGAGGACTGTGAGCGAGGTTTCATTCTTCATCACTCATGCAATTCACCAAGCAACTCAACGAATGCTCGTGCAGCCACCTGCGGTACGACTCCGTTTCCACAGGCTCTGATCCGGTCCACTCGCTGGCATCCCATCGACGACGAGCATTCATTCTTCCTAACTCGACGAGACATTTCGGGCCGCACGTCTTTGTGGTTGTCTTCCCGTGGAAAAACGTCGCGCCGCAGATCACACACACACGCGTTTTTTCCGGTCCCTTCCCCCATGTTCCCCCGTCGGTGTGCGTCGTCGTGTGGCACCCCTGACAGAGCACGATCGCCGTGTCCGGCTTGGCTAGATCCGGGTGATGCCTCTGAAGCCGCTCTGTCGTACCGCAAACCTCGCACCGGTCCAGGGGTACCGATCGTTGTGCCCTTTTCCTCATCGCGTCCTTGCTGGGGTTCTTGTGTTTTGCGCTCTCCCCAGAACACTTCCGGGAGCAGTATTTCGCCACTTTCCAGTTCTTGTTCAGAATGATCTCCCCACAATGAGCACATCGCTTCCTCTCTCCACCGTTCATAGTTCACACCCTGGTCCAATTCACAGGCCACCCCATCATCCACTCCACAAACGGCGGGTGGAGCCTCCCGCCAGTCCCACGTTCCAGTGCGACGGCCAGGCCGTCGCCAGATGTTGGGCTCACCCCCTTGCGATTGTGGTTGCCGTGGACAGTCGGGGTCGGCAGGCAGTCCCGATAGGCTGGCCGCCTCGGGTCGTCCCCCGCATAGCGCGCTTGCTCCATGTCCTGGATCGTCTCCATGGCACACGTCGGTGTAGGTAGCGAGCCAGAAGAGCCGCTCCCGGATGTGGGGCGCGCCGATAGCCCACGCCGTGAACACTCCAGCCGCAACCCGATAACCCAGGCTTTCCATGTCCTCGCTGACTTGCTCGAAGCCGAGGGACAGATGAGCGCCGACGTTCTCACAGAAGACCAAAGCAGGCCCTGTCTCGGCGATGATCCTCGCCACCTCTGGCCACAGGTGGCGAGGATCGTCTGCACCTCGGCGCTTGCCTGCCGCCGAGAACGGCTGGCATGGGTATCCCGCAGTGATGATATCCACGAGTCCACGCCATGGGCGGCCGTCGAAGGATCGAAGATCAGACCAGATAGGCGCTGTATCCAGGGTCTGATCTTCCATGCGCGAAACAAGGATGCTGGCGGCATAGGCTTCCCCCTCGACATAACAAACGGTTCGGTATCCTGGGCCGGCGAGCTTGATTCCGAGTTCAAGACCTCCAACCCCGGCACATAGAGCCAAGCCATTCATGACCACCTTTGAGATCTTGGTTTCATGAGTTCAAAAGACCTCATCAGGTCTCATGAGGTCAGCTGCGAAGAACCAAGCGGTAAACTTCTCCCCACGGTCCGTGATCAGGATGAAGTATAGATATGGGTTATGTCTCATCTGAATATCGATCACTTTGCCCTTTTCTCCAGTAGCCTCTACAATGATCTCATCACCGATCGCAAAGTCACTTGTCATCGTGAAGCCCCCTTCCATAGTTCCTTGGCTGTTTTCCAGGCCTTGATGGCAACGTCCGCATAGCTGTTCGAGCGCTTCTCAGGGTCATTTATGTAGGGTGCATCTGGAGCCTTGCAATGATCTGGATATTCAATGTGAGCGTATTCATGGGCCAGCATGGACAGGAGGTCAGAGAAAGTACAATTTTCGGTGAACCAAATATGTATAGATGGAATTTGTGAACCCTTGGACCTCGCAAACCCCCAATGTGTTCGGGCTCCGATCATTTTCAGGTATTCAGAGAGGGGGCAACTCTTGTGCCTCCCATGGTAATAATATTGGATATTCCATGCGGGATCGGCGTCAAAGTCGTCATTACCGATAAGCTCTCTGACGATGCTCTCGACCGCACCATGGCGATAGATATTGACGGATTCGTCAGCATCGCCCATTGAGAACTCTTCTACACTGTTTCTCATGGCTGTTCAGGCTCCTTCAAAAGGGACTGCCCGGTGATCATCAGGACCAAACAGAAAAGCACCCTGGCTTCCTCATGAGCACCATGTGATTGGGCTTCTTTGGCCCACCTGATGAAGATCTCAATCACGTTTGTTACAGCACGGACCCTGGCATGGCCCATCGCCCTCACCAGATTCGATACTCCACTGATGTGAATCCCTGTATGTTAGCGATGATTTGGATCTCTGGTTCCATCGTATGTCTTTCCCCTCAAATGAGATTCCGGCTTATCGAGATCTTCGATCCGGGTTGGGAGTTGCTCATGTCCCTTCTCAAGGGCTTCGATACGATTCAAAGCGACCCCCAGTGCTTCTTCCAGCGCCTTGATCTTCTTGCTATTCTCTAGGATGAAGAGCGGTGTCATGATGTCTTCCCTTCCTCAGACGAAGTTTTTGGTAACTAGTTCATCAAGGCACTCTTGAAGTGTTTCAAACGCCTTGATCCGGTCGTGTGTTTTGACCTCAGCCCCATCCATAGCCTTCTGGATAAAATAAGCGTCGACTAGGTAACTCAAAGCCGTTGATAAAAAAGAGTCTCTCTCGTCCTTGAGTGTTTGCTCAAGAGTACCGTCGATTGTCTTTGATACGAGTTCCCCATCTTCATTGATGAACAAGTTTTTCAGGTGATACGAGTTCCTCATGATTGTCTTCCCTTCCTAGCGAGAGGCCGATCTCCGTGGCGGTTATCCCGTCCTCGTCCCCGTCCTCGTCCTCGTCCTCGTCCCCGTCCTCGTCCCCGTCCCCGTCCTCGTCCCCGTCCTCGTCCTCGTCCTCGTCCACGTCCTCGTCCTCGTCCCCGTCCTCGTCCACGTCCTCGTCCTCGTCCACGTCCTCGTCCACGTCCCCGTCCTCGTCCACGTCCCCGTCCCCGTCCACGTCCTCGTCCTCGTCCTCGTCCTCGTCCCCGTCCTCGTCCTCGTCCACGTCCTCGTCCTCGTCCACGTCCTCGTCCCAGTCCTCGTCCACGTCCTCGTCGCCCTGAGACCGAGTAGCTCGCTCAAATGAGGGGATGATCGGCCAACAAGGTATGGGGCTAGGATCGATGGTGTGTGCCCCATCTCCTGGAGATAGTCGCCGAGGACCAAGTACTCATTCTTCGTCACCGGCTCTCCGTTGGCAGAGGGTACGGCCAGTCGGTGACCTCGTCTCCCCACCTGGGCAGCCGCTTGATAATGGTCGGAGGGTAAACCTCCAGCTCCGTGTTTTTGTCGTAATCACCGGCAAAAAACTTATGGTGACGACCAGTCGCCCCAACCCAGGTGACCTGCTCAAGGCATATCTCTGTCGGAGTCACCTCGACGATCCGGCCAAGATGTAGCGAGTGTGTTCCATCGGACAGCGGGGTAGCGACGCAAACAGCGCTGCCTACCTGTGTTTCAGTCGATACTCTCCTCATGGTTGTCTTCCCTATGATTGTCTTCCCTTCCTGGCCTCAGTGGAGAGGCGCTGAGACCCATCATACGATGAATAGCGTAGACATGGCAAGCCCTGAGGTGTATCATCAGCAACAGTTGGATCAGCGAGAGGTGGCGAGATCAGCCATGCTGTTGGAGCTGGAAAACTGCACCCTGGTGAAGCCCAGGACCACCTTGTGAAGGCTCCAGACCACAGGAGAGCTCAAGAAGAGCCTCTGATCAAGGCTATGACGCCTGTGGGCAAAGGGTGGAAGCCCCTTGCATTAGATAGCTTGACCAGGGCTCTGAGAGGTGTCAGGCTTGCTTCATAAGGCCAACTCCCAGCTATCATCCAAGAGACCGACGGGTCCGCTCGGGGAAGGCATAGGGCTTGGCACCGAGCCTTCCCGAGTGGCCTAAGGACCTCGGGAGAAGAAGAGGGCTTCAGGGCAAGAGGGCTTCGACCCATTACGGTAAACCTTATCCATCCGCGCGGTGGGTAGGGAGCCTGAAAGGTCGGAGCCCTTTTTCTTTCAAGCAAAGTCACTTTCATTCGAGGTAGTCATGCCCTGCTATGGAAGAGCTTCATATTGGTGCCTCTGGTGCAAGCGCGAGCTCGCAGGTGAGCCGGTCTTTGACGAGGATGGCGAGCTTCAGGGCTACGTCTTCGTCCATGACGATGTCCCTCACCCCGTCGATGCCACATATGACGAGGAAGAGCACGAGCAGTGACTTTTTTACGATGAACAGCGTTTTTGTCCTTGACGCTCCTCAGCGTAATCACCATAATTGAATCGTCATACCATACCCGGTAACCTTTTTGAATGCCCCATGATTCGAGCCGTGGGGCATTCGTCCATCTAAGCCCCTAAATCAGCCCACTTGCAATCATGCCGTGAACCGGTGTACTCTGTCCCTTGCTTGGCAGCTCGAAACTTGCCGGGCAGAAAGGTTACCGGGAACTCTGGAAAATCCCCACACATGCTCCTCAGAGCCCCCTGATAAGGCTGTAGACCAGCTGGCAGGGTTGGGGTCCAGGTTTGCCCACCGCCTTTCACATGACGCTTGGGCAGTGTGCGTTGGTCAATATAAATGGCTGCCGGTGGCCCTCCCCTCTCATGACTGGACAAGCAGCCCATGCGAAAACCCGGCCCATGGGAGACTATATGAGGGGGGAGCTTCTCCACCTATAGCCCCCTGAGCTAGACTCCCCTCAAGTGGCAGGGGGAGAGACGGAGAAGGGGTACCACTAAGTTTTTGGCGTGAAGCTCCATATAATGGACAAGCCACGGTTTAGGCGGGGTGTGGCAAGAGGAAAGGAAAAGAGACATGAGAGATGAAAAGGATGCTGTGCAAACAACTGGTGGAGAGAGCGATTGCCTGCAAGAGGAGATTGTTGGTCTCAGAGAAAGGAAAGCTGATCTCGGTAATCAGATCGAAGAGTTACAGATCGCCCTTGAGAGGGAGAGGGATGCCTGCGGTGTACTGAGTCGTATTGCTGCCTATAACAGCGAGAGGCTATGTGTACTCACTGCTTACATTCGTGACAACCACGACGTTGAGAAGGTTCCTGGTGAAGATACTATTGATGCTTCCATCCGGTGTATGACAGGGCTTGTGAGTGAATGCGAGGAGAGGAGAAGAGCGAATCTGTTGGATCGTCGTCGTCTCACTACGGTGAGTCGCCTCGTAGATGGATTACACGCTGTTGAAATCCTGGAGATAAACGATCCTGAGCGTCTCGACAACACTATTGATTCATCAAATCGACGACTCGGAGCGTATGAACAGATGACTGAGGTGTTGAATATTCTTCTGTGTGAGAGGAAGGAAAAGGTCGATGACTCATCAATGTGATCAGATCGAGAAAGAGCTTGCTGCGGCTCAGGCAAGGGCTGTGAGGGCTGTGATGGAGCTTGATAAGCTGAGGCTCTCCAAAACATCTCACAACATCATCAAGGCGATCCTTGCTGATATGACCGATCGTCGTGGACTCAGGCAAGCCTGGGATGATGTTGATGATGATATCCAAAAGGAGATCGAGGATGCCTGGGTTGAGCTAGTGAGGAAAGGGCTTGAGTGATGTCCTACATGATGATGCACGGCTACTGTGTGGCCTGTCGTATGCCTTTGCAGTTCAATCCTGACAAGGTTCCATCGATCCGGGTTGAAGGAAAGAAAGAGCCTCTGTGTAGGCGTCATCATCCAATGGAATCGAATCCATCGTACCTCGAAGGGCCTTGAGACGATTCCATTGGATGATGACGCCTACAATCCGCAGTCAACAGATCCATGGGATGCATAGGGGTTGAAGTGACAGACGATGACAGCAAGGTGATCAAGGTTGATTTCGAGTCTAGAGACCTTCCAGTCACGATCAGGAATAGGGCGAAAAAGAACTTTTGTACCCATACCCCATTCGTTCTCTACGAAGACTCACGGACAGTGGTATGTAAGCGCTGTGGTAATGAGATAGACCCATTCGAAGCGCATCTTATCATGGCGCGGAAATGGAATAGGCTGATCATAGGAGTCAAGGGACTGAGGAACGACAAGGAAAGACTCGAGAAGAAAATAGAAGCCCTCAGAGTTGAAGAGAAGCGCATCAAGGGGCGCATCAGATACGCCAGGAAGAAAGAGGTCAAGTCATCATGAGTCGAATCGCCATCGTTGGTAGCAGGGGCTATCCGAATCGGCGTCGCGTGGAAGCCTATGTTCGCGCCTTACCAGAGGGAACTATCGTGGTCAGCGGCGGCGCCCAGGGTGTAGACACCTGGGCAGAGCAAGCAGCCCGATCTCGTGGTCTTGATGTCGAGGTATACCATGCAGACTGGAAACGCTATGGGAAGGCCGCAGGACCCATCAGGAATGCAGAGGTCGTCAAGGCTGCAGATTCCATCATAGCCTTCTGGGACGGTGGGTCGCGTGGCACGAAGAGCACCATGGCGCTCGCAAGAAGGGCCGATAAGCCACTGACGGTCTATGGTCCTTGACGCCTACGCTGTTCGTCGTACACAATGAAGGCTCGGAAGGGAAGAACTCATGAATATCTACGTTGCGTCAAGCTGGCGCTGTGCTCGTCAACCGGAAGTTGTCAAAGCCTTGAGATCGGCAGGTCATGAGGTTTACGATTTCAGAAATCCACCTGAAAGTACAGGCTTTGCCTGGTCTCAATTTGCACCATGGTGGGAGAACCTTTCCCCCACCGATGCTCGCAGGATTATAGAACATCCGATTGCGATCAGGGCTTTCAACACCGATATGAAGGCGCTTGAAGAATGCGATGCCTGTGTCCTCGTGATGCCTTGCGGGAAAAGTGCTCACCTTGAGCTTGGATGGGCCGCCAACGATGGCAAATACTGTGTCGTCCTGCTCGAAGAAGAGAATGAACCTGAATTGATGTATCTCATGGCCGGATCAGAGAATGTCGTTGGGTCTGTCCACGATGTACTCCTTCGACTTGACGCGATGGAAGACTTTCGTGACCAAGACCGTTGAATCCAGCATCGCGTTTATCGGTGCGTTAGTCGTCCTGATGATCCTCTATGGTCTCGTGAAGGTCTTGCGATGCTTTGGATGGATTTACTAGGGAGGAACCATGATGAACTGGGAACAATGGGAAGAGAAGCTGGCCATGGCTGCAACCACTATCCAGGAGATGTCCGAAGAGGCAAGGCAAACCATAGTAAGGATAAACCGGGAGAGCCGTCAGAGGCGCTCTGAGAGCCGGGAAACGCCAGACTACGAAGATATAGAGAGAAGAGCCTCTTTGACTCGGTGCCTCAATCCATTTTCTGATAAGGCAATTCAAGTGATGGAATGGAACGAGATCGAGGAAGGAATCAAGCTTCATGCCAAGAGTTGCCTTGGAGTCAAGGAAATACCAATCAATGAAACTATGGTGGATAAGGGTTTCAGAACAGCAATCACTGAGGTTTTGGTTGGGGATGGCGGAAAATGTCGCTTGGACTCGAGGGAGATACTTCGTGAGGTCATGAAGCTCAAAGCCACCGATGAAGAGCAGCGCAAAATTCTTGCAAAGCTTCATGATGTCACTGACGGTCTAAAGAAAGAACTTAGTGGCTGCGATCTCAAGTGGCGCACCATGCTTTCATCGGCGATCAGTGAAGATGGCCATCTCCTTCCATGGGATTCAATCAAACACTATGTCAATGGAGCTGCTCTCAGGGATAGACAAAACGCCAAGGCTCCCGAGTCTCCAGACATTATGGCTTTCCGGATCGAAATGAAGGACAAACTCAATATCAAGAGCGAATACCCCCCGACTTTAGGTGACATCAAGGAAGAGGTGGAGAAGGCTCTCAAGAAAAAATCTACAGCAAAGACAAAGAAGAGAATTGAGGAACTGAAGAAAACGATCGCCGATCAATCCATGGAGATCTTCAATTCCAAGGCTTTGGCTGGAACTCTGGAAGACGCTAGTCGGATCATTTCTGTCAATCACGAAAGGGAATTGAACGAGGCGAGAACCAGAGCATCTATTCTAGAGAAGGAGTGTAAAAAAAGGGCAAGCAGCAAAGAATTCATGTACCAATTGATGGATCAAGTTGCTGAAGCTGTTGGGTTTGATGAGAACTATAAGCCCCCGGTGCTCCTGAGACGGGTCAGGAGAGCTGTTAGGGATAGTAGGATCATCGACACCATGACAGGCATCAACGAGCCCTGAGGCCCTGGCGCCAAGGAGACACCATGGCGAAGAAAGCAGAGAATCAAGAATCAGCTCTGACTGTTGTTGATGACGAGTTTGGGGCGGAAGCAGAGCTCAAGCGAGTCAGGGAAACATTCAAGGAGTGGAAAGACAAAGAGCGCGACCTCAAAACAGCGAACAGCAAGAAGTTGAGCGAACCAAAACAGGCCTTGGAAGATATGGAGGATACTATCAAGGCCAGCCATGATGGAAAGAGCGCTGTGAAGGCTCTCGAGAAGATTCAGAGGGCTCATCACCTTCTGAAGAGAAAGAGGTCTGACGGTCAAGCCAACTATATCCATGCCAAAGCTGAGCATGACGCAGCCCTTGAGACCTTCGAGAAGACTATGGGGGCTACCGACCAGAAGGAACTTCCGTTTATAGAAGGTGGTAAATAGCCATGGCTGAGAGAATCAGAACGATCAGTGTCATTGAAGAAAACGTGAACAAGGCCAGGGGATACCTCTCCGATGCCAGAAAATCCGACAAGCAAAGCAGCTTGGTGGATTCGGTGCTCGTCGCTCACCGGCGCGTCTGCCAGGCCAGGGGGCTTATCAGCAAGCTTCCCGAGGGGATCACAAATGAAGGCGTCAGCGCGCTCCTCGACGCCCTTGAAGCCGATATCAAAGGACGGCTCCTGGTAGCCATCAAAGCCAAGTAAAGCGCTTCTGTCCGCCCTCTCACGTGTATCTGGAACTAGGAAGGGAAGACATCATGACAGAGAGACCTATTCCGTTTACTGATGAAATGGTGCGCGCCATCATGGCTGGTCGCAAGACGCAAACCAGGAGAGTCATCAAGGGTGACTGGCAACATGGTCTAAATTCGGACAATCATAGGGTTTGTAAAGATCAGATATCGGGGTTATGCCCTTATGGGATTGTCGGTGATAGTCTGTGGGTCAAGGAAGGGCTCAAGGTTGGTATGAGTCCGTCCCTCCTTCGATTTGCCACATATTCCTCTGATGGCCAATGGGTTTATGTGACGAAGCCAGCAACAGATAAATCGTGGGGTTGTCCGTGGCGATGGAAACGAGACTTTTTGCAGTCTATCTTTTGCCCCCGTGAAGCTTCACGAATCACTCTCGAAATCACTGAGATCCGGATTGAGCGGCTCCACGACATCACCGAGTCAGACGCCAAGGCTGAGGGAGTTTCATCAAGGGAAGAATACAAAACTCTGTGGAAAAAGATCCATGGAAACGGAACACAAACGAGGAAAGCAATCGAGACTTGGCTTGATAGGGATTGGGAGGCTTCTCCCTGGGTCTGGGTGATCAGCTTCAAGGTGGTGAAGTCATGAGTACTAAGATTCAATGGACGGATGAAACGTGGAACCCTGTGACGGGCTGTGAGCCGACCTCAGAGGGCTGTCAGAATTGCTATGCTCAAAGGATGGCGCGACGGCTCAACGGGCGCTTTGGGTACCCTCAGGGCTCAGGGTTTGACGTTACGCCACACCCAGACAAACTTGAAGTTCCACTTCGATGGAAGAAGCCAAGAAAGATCTTTGTTTGTTCAATGGGCGATCTCTTTCATGCAGACATCTCTAATATGTTCATAGCATCGGTTTTCGGGGTTATGGCGCAGTGCCCACAGCATATCTTTCAAGTCCTCACTAAGAGGCCAGAGAGGATGTTAGAGTGGTTCAAGTGGGTAGAAAAGAGAGAGGGAGATGGAAAGAGAATATTCTCAGCAGACACTAGAGAGTGGAGAATTCATCAGCTCTTTCTCCATCATGTTAGCAAGCATGTATCAAAATACATCAGGCATCCTAACGCGCGATGGCCACTGCCCAATGTTTGGCTTGGCGTTACAGCCGAGAACCAGGAGCGCGCTGACGAGCGTATCTCATCATTGATCCATGCCCCGGCTGCTATTCGGTTTGTAAGCTGTGAGCCACTCCTCGGACCCATTGACTTCTCTCGTCTTCCATACGGTGATCGACTCAATGCGATCTTAATTGATGTATTACGCCGAAAAAAGGGCTATGTCGAAGATTCTTTGCCCTTCACTGTAGGTGCCCCAACGGGCATTGATTGGGTGATATGTGGGGGCGAGACCGGACCCAAGCCTCGAGGTATGGATGGCTGGTGGTTTGTTTGGGCTCGTCTCATCAGGGATCAATGTTTCAATGCTGGGGTTCCATTTTTCTTCAAGCAATCACCGGGGAAGGTGAAAACTCGAGAAGATCTCCTGATCAGAGAGTTCCCGGTGGTGAAGCCATGATTGAGCCCTTCCATGAGCAAGCAGGAGTGACTCTCTATCATGGTGACGCGAGAGTTGTTCTCAATCAGATGTGTCTCAATCCTGCACACACTGTCGTCATTACAGATCCACCGTGGCCCAATGGACCCAAGGATCTCCTGGATTCTTGGAAGTGCCATTCTCCTTTTGCTCTCTTTGCTTCCGTATGTCCGGATCTTGCCAGGCTTGCCAGGCGCCTTGTGATCCACCTCGGGTGTCAAAGCGATCCCAGGATACTCGGAGCCATCCCGGAGAGCATGCCATTTGTGAGGCAATGTAACCTCGAATATTCTGTGCCAAAATATAGTGGAACTGTCTTGAACAGTGGAGACATAGCCTATGTGTTCGGGTCTCACGAGTCACCAGATGGAATGACCCTGATCCCCGGCAAGAAGATTGCTAGTCGGTCTTCTATCGGATGGAAGAGCAGGCGTGGCAAGGGTCATCCTGCTGTCAGGTACCTGACGCATGTGGCCTGGCTGGTAGCCAATCTGACGCAACCCGGAGATGTCGTGCTGGACCCATTCTGTGGCTCAGGAACGACCCTCAGAGCTGCGATAGACCATGGGCGAAGGGCGGTAGGGATAGAGGAGCACAAATCCTATTGTGAAGAAACAGTTGATCGCCTGTCCCCAGGGGTTTTGTTCTCTTCAGATCCTCCCATGAAAGTCGAAGAGCCGTTTTGTTGCCGGGTGGAGAAAGGAACGAACCAAGATGAATAAGGAAGTAATGAGACTTCTCGATCTTTGTCATCTCCACCTGAGGGCTCCTGTATGGCTGGGTGTGGAAGATGGTGGATATCAACTATCCATCGATCTTGAGGGGTCACAAGCTATCAGAGCAGAACTCAGTGAAGTTGTTTTGATACGACAAGTCGACAGGCTTATCAGCGAGATCTGTAGGGGTTCTGAGTTGATAGATCGGTCGGACAACGAAGCGGCTTGGAACCTTCTCAATCCACCTAGATGCGTGGATTGCATCGACGGAGGATACACAGTAATCATTCGTGACGAGTCAGAACTGACCTATTACTTGACCGAATGGAACTGTGATACCCTTAGGAGGTATGACAAGCTGCTCGGCAAGGTTCTGGAAGCAAACAGATCACTGATCGAGCAGCTCTGAAAGGGTTGGTATGACGGACAGACAGAAGGTTTCTTTTGCGCTTGCCATGAATAAGATCGTCCAAGGCGTGCTCGATAACAGCCTTGATTCCAAGAATGCATCCGAGAGGCTCCAGAAGGGCTCACAGTGGCTAGATCGGATATCCAAGGGTGGAACACACAAGGAAGCTTCCAAGGCTCCATCAGCACTCCTTGGTCCATCTATGCAAGAGGTCAAAGAGGTCTTTGAGCACTGGCGAGAAACTACAAAGAGACCGAGGGCAAAACTAACCAAGAATCGAATCGTTGTCATAAGATCTCGCCTGGCAAGTTTCAGTATCGAGCAACTCAAACACATCACGCTCTGGGCTACTCAAGACCCTTTCTATTCAGGAGCGAATCCCCAGGATACTAGATATGACTGGCCCAAGACGATGTTTAGGTCTGATGATCAAGTTGAGAAGCTCTTGGAGAAAGCAGAGTGGTGCGAGGGTTCTTCAAATGTCGCCTCTCTTGATGTAGCCAGGAAGATCAAGGAACTCGAAGATAAGTCAGATGAAGCCAGGAAGGAGGGAGAGGTTGAAGAATTCAACCGAATCCAACGGGAAATTAGAAAAGCGAAGAGTTGCTGATCTCTTCAAGATCATCGACGTTATCCAAAACACGCCACTTGGGAATAATCGGGAGAAAAAACTAGCTGGTGTACACCGTAGGATGACGGTTCCTCATCTCAAATTGTTTTCAAGACCTGTAGCGCCGGAGAGGTATGCCGATTTACCAAGTGATGACCTAGAATTGCTTGAAATCATCATGCAAGCCAAAGGCAAGAGTCAGGAAGATCTCGCCAAGGAAACCAAGCGACTTTTGAAGCTCTTCGGTCAGTGGAGAGGTGATGTTCTCTTGTGTGAGGCAAGGGCGAGGGGGAGCATAGAGCATCTTCTCCGTGCTGCCATGCATTGCCAACTGTCTGGAGACGAGGACAAAGCCTATGAGCTGCTGATATTTGCGTGCACAGAGTACGGCTTCCATGCGTCCAGTCCTCCAACCAATAATGAGGACATTCAGAGACTAGCTGAAAGGCATTCCAGATATCCAGATGTTCTGTCTGATGTGTTGCTTTACGAGGACAGGAAGGGCGGAAAGAAGAAGGTAGTGGAGTCTACTCAAATCGAATGGAAGGAGATCTTGGATGAATGGTAATCAGGAGCGGGTCGTTTCGTCTGATGATTTGTATGAAGCTGGCGACAGGCGATTGCAACATCTACAAAACCAGATGGCAGCTGGAACGGGTCCGGGTGGTTGTTCTATTGGTGCTAGGTTTTATGTCGAGAGAGAGATCAAGTTTCTTGAATACTCGTTCATGATCATCAAGAGGTATCCTGAGATCTTTGAAGCGCTTCAAGATCTCGTTGAAGGGTTGGAGGATGGGGACAGAAGCTCCGTCAACAGGTCTGTGAGGCGCGGTAGGACTGTTCTGGACAGGATCACCAACGGGAATAGAGCGAGATTCTGAGAGCTTCTCAGGGGCCTAGGAAGGGAAGAGAAAAGAAAATGACGGATGAAGCTATTGTTGAATCCAAAGAAGGGGAAGGGCTGATCTATGGGCGAGAATGATCTTTGTGTGGGATGGAGACCGGATCACTATGGTGATGCTGGAATTTGTTGCTGTGGGCTTTACTGGGCCGGTCGTATGCAACCGCATAACGAAAGGGGGAAGCTGATACCGCTCCATGTCCTCGACAGAGAACAGAGGAGAAAGGGACGTCAGCTTGAAAGCCGCTTGAGAAGGGAGGAGGAACGAAGGGAGCTTAATGCGATAGGGAAGCCTCTTCCGGGTGGGCGCAATGGTTTTAGGTATAGCTTCAAGAAGGTCCAATAAGCTATGAAAAGAAAGAAGAAGACTCAAAGACACGGGAAGAGATGGACAAAAGAGGAAGAAAGAATCTTGGTTGCTAGGTGGGGTAAGTCAACCGTTGAATCAATATCTAAGAGATTAGGAAGATCTTTTGGGGGTGTGATTTGGCATGCAGATCTTTTGAAACTAGGGCGACCTATGCGAGGGCGCATATCCATGAAAGAGGTCTGTGAACAAACCGGATACGGACCCAAGACGATCGTTATAGCAGCCAAGATCGCTGGCGTGGACCTTCATAAGTGTCGTGTCCCGTCGGCTGACGCGAAGCGAAGTAATGGCGGCAGAGGACGACTCTGGGGCTTTGACATTGACGACGTCGATCGGATCATCGAGGTTCTCAACGCTGCAGATACCCCAAACTATATATCCAGGGTTCGTGATGGCGAATGGGGCGGGCTTGGTAAACCACAACGGTGTCGTGATTGCGGAACAAATGAACGCTCTCATAGGGCAAGGGGACTGTGTGAACGTTGCTATCAGAGGCGATCCAGTAGCGGGGTGGGGTTTGATGGTTGCCCGAAGGTGCGGAGAGGGCGAGGGAAAGGCTACCTCGACACCTTGACGCCATGACTAAGACCAAGCTTGCGGATAATCAGAAGCGGATAGACTTCTTCCCGACACCCTCGTGGTGTGTTCACAGGCTCCTTGAAGTTGTGGACCTTCCAGGGGGCTTCTGGCTGGAGCCAGCTGTAGGTGATGGAGCGATCGTCCGGGCCGTGAACGAGGTCAGGGATGATGTTTGCTGGACCAAGGTGGATATCAGACCAGAGTGTGATGCCGATCTGATATCTGACTACACATGGTGCAACTGTCCGTCTCTTGACGGATTAGGTCCATCCAAGGGGCAGTTTGATGTCATAATCACGAACCCTCCGTTTTCACAAGCTATAGATTTCGTACAGGCATCTCTGGTGCGTAGTCCCATTGTTGCTATGCTCCTGCGGCTCAACTGGCTAGGATCAGATAAAAGATCTGCGTTTCTCAGGAAAACGTACCCTGATGTCTATGTGTTGCCTCAGAGACCGTCATTCGATGGCAGGGGTACAGATTTCACTGAATATGCTTGGTTTGTGTGGAGCAACCATGGACCGCGCCCTGGTCAATATTTTATCCTGTCAGACACCTCACTCAATGATCGCAAGCGTAAAGCAACTTTGCGTTGACGCTCAACGACTTTTGTCGTAGGGTGGAACCTGCGTTTTTTGTATGAGCCCTATAATCGGGCTCCGAAAGGGAAGCTCAGCGATGAAAACGAAATTTAGCCCTCATGAAATCCTGATTGCAGGCCTGGATACCAAAGATGGGCCGTCTCATCCGTGCTATGACGGCTCAAGCAACCGGGAGCCTCCCTCTGAGACTCTCGCCCGCGTGATGGAAAAGCTCGGATTTGTGGGGACTGTGGTCTGCAAGAAGTTTGGGAAGGGAGATGAGCAGAAGATCTACTGTGACGATGGCAGGAGGAGGATCAGGGCTTGCCGCCTTGCTTGGGACAGGGCCAAGACCGACGCAGATAGGGTCAGGCTCAAGGTCGGGATCAGCTTCGTCAACACTTCAGATGCCAATCTGAAGGCTATTAAGGGGGCTCTCAACGAGCACCGGCGGGAGATATCAGTCAAGGACCGGGTGACACTCGCTGCAGAACTCATGGAAGATGGTTTTGTGCTTCGGGAAGTCGCTGACGTCTTTGATGTGTCGAAGCAAGCGATCGGTCAGTGGGTGGATGTCCTTTCCCTGCATCCAAGTATTCAACAGCAGGTTTGGGATGGAGACCTCTCATTCACTGCAGCTCTTGAACTCAAGACCCTCCCTCTTGATGACCAGAAGCAGGCCATGGACGATGCTGTCAAGGCGTCAGAGGAGAAGAGCAAGGCGACAGGGAAGCCTCCAAAGAAGCCATCAGCAAGTGCGGTCAGCAAGGCTAAGGCTGGTGTTGTGAAGAAGAGGGGTTCATCACAAGCGAAGAGCGACAGCAAGCCCTCGAGCGACAGCAAGCCCTCGAGCGACAGCAAGCCCTCGAGCGACAGCAAGCCCTCGAGCGACAGCAAGCCCTCGAGCGACAG